CATGATGAACGTGTGCTCAGCCACCCGGTCAAGCAGCCCCTGCAACTGCGCGTCCTGAAACCGCAAAAAGCTCGGCGGCGTATAACGCACCGTACGGGGGATTTCGTTCTCCCGTCGCTGAAGGCGCATACTGGTAATGTACGCCTGCTCGGCCATCTGAGAATCAGACTTACTGCGCATGTCGACACCATAACGCCGGCTCATCTCCACCCGTAGCAGGACCTCTTTTTCAAGCTGCCGCAGTAGTTCGGCCGTGGTCTCAACGTCGTTGTGGCAGTACTCGAGCAGCGTAGCCTCCTGCTCGGGGCGTATGAGTTCGGCATGATGAATGGGTAGATCTTGAAGGCGAGGCATGTGCATGCGAGCGCCGTAGGCTTTTAACCCCACGAACGAAGGAGCCACCTCGATCAGGTCGATCGAATCAAAACGCAACTCGGGCAGCATGTACTTACGCATCGCGGCCCAGGGCGCTAGGCGGTTACCGATGATATCATCCGCGATGCGTTTGATTTCGGCCTCCGTGCGGGTGTTGCAGAACGCCGCCACGACGACATTGTCAAACTCCCGCGAGTTGAACCCTACGAAAGTGCCCCCGGAGGTGAGCAGCTTCTTCAGCCGCTCAGGAGCCTCCGGCTCGTGACGCCATAGGTCAAACCACTCCCCGGTGTCTACGTTCTTGGCGCAGAACAACGTTCGGTTGCGGTAAGTTTCGGTATCAAACACCCAGGTGCTCATCTGTCTTGATTAGTGTAGCCGGAGGTCGGTTCAGCACCGTCGGACTGCTCAGTGTGGCGAGCGATCTCGATGTATTTCTCAAGAAAGTGCTGCGCCTTGAGCAGGTCCGTAAGACCGTTCTTACGCTTCCAACGCGTCACATACTTAGTGATCTGACCCTGAAAATAGTCAAGGTCGTTAGCAACGACGTAGTCCCAGTGCTGAATGCCGGAGCGGTAATGCGAGCCGGCGACTTGCTTTTCGTTAGCACTCATAACGTAACCCCTTGATTATGTTGAAAAGGTCAAGCTCACGACCCGACAGGATAAACTCATGCGCGTACGCAACGTAGCGATCATGAACCTCGAGCATCCGCCGGTTGCCGAGCTGTACCTCGCGTAGGCAAAACACCGCCCCGTGAGCTATGTCGGCGAGCTTGAGCGTGCGCTGATCGCAGGCGTTGAGCTCGGGGTACACGATGCCCGCATCGAGCATTAGCCGCCGCTCGAGTTTATCAACCTGATCGCCTATGCCGTATTCGCGTTTGGCTGGCGAGGGGATGTCGCCCGTATACTGCTCGGCGAGGTCATGAAACAACGCGGCCAGGAGCAGCTGACGACTGGCGTCCGGATCTAGCAGCAAAGTGAAGCACGCCACACCATGCGAATGGTGACCGACGGTTTCAGTTTGCAGAGTCGTGAGCGTGTGAAAGCGTTTGACTTCGCTTCCGTTAATGATGAACTGAAGGGTTTTTCTCATGTCAAAGTTCTCAAGTTAAAAGTTATAAAGCTAGAACGGTAAAGTATAGGCCACATTTTCTGAAACGCAAAATTAGCGCTTGCGAGCTGCTTCGCGCCGCTCGACCCAGTCCATGGTTGCGCTACGCCAGTCGGTAGCCCGAACCGAAGCGGCCTCAACCCGGCCCGTTTCCCCTGCCCGGCGAGCCGCACTGACCATAGCCATCGGGCGGGCGACTTCGCTCAGGAAAGCGTTACGGTACGGGTTGTTAGCCAGCGGGTCGGTGCAGAACCACTCACACTCGTACAGGAACAGCTGCGGGTCGGGCTCGGTCATCAACGCACGCGGCGTAACCATCCCCCGCCAGTACCGATCAAATTCACTCGCCTGGGGCGGGAGGCTGATATACTGATCGGCTTTGTACAGGTGGGTGTAGAGGTGCATGTTGGCGCTGACCTGCCGATAGATCCCGAGCGGCACTCCGAGCGCGGTGGCGATGAACTCCTGCAGCACGCTGAAATGCACCGCGTTAGCACCCAACGCACCCCACCAGATATCATTGCTACGGTTCAACACGGTCATGTCGAGTCGGCCGGCTTGGGTTTCAAAGATGATCTGGGTGTTGCAGGCTTTGTCTTTGGTGGTCTTGGTGAGATCGGCCGGGTCCCAGATCTGCACCACCGCCTGACGGCTCTGGGGGTCGCGACGTAACACGTCTATCACCGCGAGCAGTTGGTCAAAACCGAAGTGCCGCCGCCAGCGATAACCATACGCAGCGTTAAACGTCACGCCGTCATCGCTATACTGCCTGATGCGACTGTTGAACCGCTCAAGAAACGCGACGTCGTTGCGCCCCGCGAGCATCCAAATCGACTCCATCAGGTGAAATATCGGGTTGGCGTCTCGCCCCTCATGAAACAACACCCGCTCCTGAGGTTTGAGGTAAGTGATGATGAAAGTGTCTGTGAACGTAATAGCGGGTCCGTTACGCGTATTGCGCAGGTGCGTAGGATACGTGCGGAGCTTCCAGAATACCTCCGCGAACGCTTCGTTGACGTTGGTGGCTGTGATTGTATAGGACATGATCTTAAAATGCCTTCTCGGGTTTGTATCGGGTCTTGGGGACGCCTTCGCCCAGCACAGTGCGAGCGTACTTGCTGTACTCGCACATGACGTTCTGCACGTCGTGTAGGGTGAGGTCGGTGATGTCGAGTTTTGTTTTGATCGCTTCGTTCAGTTCGATGAGCTTTTTGTTGAACTGCGCCGGATTCCACACCGCGAAAGGCTTACGCCCGGTCAGGTAATTCAACCCTCTCAAGCTACCCGGCCCTATGGGGGCGTAGGTGTAGAGATCCAACGCAGTGCCTAGGTGCTCATCCGAGTAGGTCAAGTCGGCCGCCACCTGCCCAGCCATGAAGGTGCTGATGCCAAAGCTACCGGCGAGCAGGTTCACAAACTTCTCAATGCTCGGCTTGGCGTAACTGAGCTCTTCCTCAATCGCCTCCTGCAGCTGCGCGGCTGGCTGAATAATATGCCGAGCGATGGCGAGGCTTTTCAGACCGTCGGGGTCTTTCTTAGTGGGGTAAACCATATACGCCCCGCTGTAGATCTTATCAACTTTGCTGCGATAGTCCTCAACCACTCGGCTGAACACCTCGGGTGAGAAGTCACGCGGCGCGATGGGCAACTGTTTCTCGTAGATCAACGTGAGCAGCGTTGGCGGCCAATTGATGAGCCGGGCGATGAGCAACGTGAACCACAGGTCAGGGCGGTGCTCATCGGGTTGGATCAAATACCTGATGATCCAACGGGAAACGCGATCATCCCGGCGACGAATGTTCGTGAACTTGTAATCGCGCAGGATAGGGTCCTCGGTAAACGGAGGAGCCACACCGCTGCTATAAGCGATGTTGATCACTTCGCGTTCCCATACGAAGTAGAGCAACCCGTCAACCGAGGCGACCTGCTCAGCGGTGGTGGGGCGCGGGTAGGGACATTCTTCAATCATGCTTCAAACTCCTCAATTATGCTCATGAGTTGCGGATGCGGGTTGGTGTAATCGATGAGCCGCACGTCATAGCCCGCTGCGCGGAGGTTTTTATAACAGTTCACCACCGAATCGAACTTATCGACAAGGTTCTTCGGGTTAAATGGTTTATCATTACCGGCGGTCAGGCGACGCTGCTTGACGCGCTCTATGCACAACTCGAGCGGGGTGTTCAAAAAAGCGTACACGTCACAGCCAGTGGGGTGAACGGCCTGGGTTACGGCTCCGCCGAGCCCACTCGCTGAGACCAACGCCCCTTCATAGAGCACATGGCCTAGCGGGTGGGCGCGAAGGATCTTCTCGGCTATCTCAGCCTGGGTCTTGATGGCGTCCGTACCACCGCAGGTGTTATCGTACTTGCCGATCACATACACCGGCCGTTTCAGCTGGGTAGGAGCGACCCGATAACCGGCGATTCGCGCTCCGCTCATCAATGTGTCGTTCGGGTAGGAAAAGAATTGACGCACGGCGGTGGTCTTACCCGACCCAAAGGTGCCCGCCACACGCAGTATCACGTTACGCATGTTCTCAGTTCTCCGTTATAGAAAGTGTTCCGCTCGGTAGGGTTGCCCCTGCTCGGGAAATATACCTGCTTTTTCCCGCAAAGACAAGCGCTCCGTTTCACATTCAGCGCGCAACCAATCCGGCAGGTTCAAGCTCCTGATGTCTTTGAACACTCCGGTGAACTCACTCAGACCACGAGCATCCGCCCACTCGATCCGTTCCCAGGCCATATCGGCGTAAACACCGGGGTAACGTCGTCCGAAGAAATGATTCTTGAACGTACAAAGGTTGCTCTCTAACGTGAAAAATGAGGCGTTGGGCGTGTCGTAGTTGGCTTCCGTAAAATCAAATAGTACGTTGTCAGCCTCACGGCTCAGCCAGTTACACATCCCTTCAAAGTTAAAATAATTGCCATCAAAATCATTGTTAGCGCGTTTATCCCAGACCAGCTGGTCATGCCCGGTGAGGAACAACATACCGTTGCGATGTGAACGAGAACCAGATTTATCACTAAAAAGCAGATCATCACAGTCGGCTCCGTATCCGTTCAGGTGAACGTACTCCAAGTAACTGAACGATGATAACCGACCGAACGAGAAGTAGCGGTTGCGTACAAGTTTCCACAGCTCGGCGTAGGTCTTTCCGGTGAGCATCGCGAACTGCGAGCCGCCGTGTTCGGCCACCAAGTTGGCGTAGGTCCTTATGGCTTCGACCGTGTCGGCTTTTTGATACCGTCGGTCGGTGTCGTACTGCAGCCGGTCCCACTCCACGTTGAACCACTCGCTGAACTGTGTTAAAGCCGCGCCGGGCGGCGGAACACCGGGCAGCCGGGAAGCCAGTCTGAGCGAAGTAATCGGGTTCTGAGTGAGACCGTTCAGGAAGGCAAACCAGAGCTTCTGCTCATGGTCCCAGCCGTAACGCTGCGCCAGTTCGGGCATGTACAAGTACACCAACCCCGGCATGATTCCGTAAGTCAGGTTCAGGCCGTAGAGCTTATCAAAGTACTCGCGACGGTTTTCCGGCAATCGGTAATCTTTAACGCTCACTGCACACTCCTCAGGTAGTAGGGTTCGATGACTTTGGGGTTGGGCGCGGAGCCTACAATCCAAAAACCCCACGAGTCGTCTTGTGGGATGAACCGACGCTCGCGTTGCCAGCGCCAGATCTTGGCTTCGTAGGTGGGGTGAAACTCAATACTGCTAAACCGCTCACCCTTGAACTTATCGCTATATCGGCTGTACCCCGTGGTGTGAAGGCTGTGATGCTGCCACGCGAACGGCAGGTTCGTAACGTCGATGCCGATCTTCTGCATACGCTCGCGTACCCAGGTATGCTTTTCGGGGCCGATACCGATCGTGATAAGACGCTTGAGGTTGTGCGGTCTGCGGCTCAACCCCAGTAGCACGCTGCAAAGGCTGTTGCACGACCCGGCGGGCATGACCAGATTTTCAACCGATTCGGGAAGGTTTTCAACCTGCCGAGCGCCGACCTCATGAAACTTACGCACGTCGTCGGCCGGGTAACGCTCATGGGGTACGGTGATACCATACTCAACGACCAGCGACTTCTCCTGCGTCAGGTCGGCCACCCGGCGCTGAATGATCGGGTTGTACGGACCGTTGGTATACTCAAACTCAGCGCCGAACCCGTAGGCTATACGCGGGTTTTCATGGCTCAAGACTGTCTCCGGCTTACTGTATACCACCTGACGAGCGCGGAGTCCGTAATGTGCACCCACTATAGCGGACATGCTCAGCTGGGGGGACTGAATGCTCGCGCCGGTGACGATGTGCGTCTTACCTTCGCGATACCGATTCACGTACCAAATCAGCTGCCGCATCTTTGACCCGTTGGGGCCGCCGTAACCGAGCGGAGCAAAGTAGTCATCGCGTTTGAACCAGATACCGTCGTGGTTCTCCCACGGGGTAAACGCCCCGAGGTACGCCTCCCACTGTATCTGATCGCGGTTCAGGGCGAACTGCGGAAACACGCTGTTCATATCAGGTTCCATCCGAAGTTAAACAGCAGGTTAAGAATACGCAAACCCAACCCCAGCAGCACCGATCCGCTAAGGAGCAAGATCACCCAGCTCAAAATCCACAACAGGAAATAAACATTTTCACGCGACATTTCTAAGCTCCTTAGCGGTTAGTTGATACCGACGGCCGTTCATCTCAGCCACGACGGCTTCGCCACGTTTGGCGGCTTCGTACAGTTTGCGGGTTAGGCGGTCTTGCTGCCCGCTGCTCATCCAGTCAGGGTGTTGCTTCCACATCTGGTGAGCGTTGGGCCAGGTCTCCATAGTATCCAAGCAGCAAATTTCACGGGACAGTTTAAGCGTATCGCGCATGGCCTCTCGCTTGAGCGGCTGCTCGGTCTTGCGTGCCGGGGGGCGCTGGTTCAAGACTTTACTATGCGAGGCGGCCTGCAACGACTCCCACAGCTCAGAGCAGCGTTTAATGGCTGTGGGTCGGTCGCTGAACCGACGGACGGGACGCTCGGCATACTGATTGTAGAACGCGATGAGCGCCGGGGTGGTGAGTTCATTAAAATTCATCATGGTCTCGGGTCCTATCAAAAGGGGGCTTCTTCAAAATCTTCAACACTCGGGGGTGACTTGGGGGTGCGCACGGCTTTGACTTGCGAGATGTGGAGGATGACCCACTGCGGAAATGGCCAGTTGGTCTCTTGATTGATGAGCCGCACTGAACACCCCCCGTCAGCATGAATCGCCTCCAGCACACCCAGGCCTGAAGGCGTCATCACACGATCGCCTTGTTGGTGGTAACGCATCGCTCAAACCCCCTCAACAACGTACTCAGCGTCCAGCGGCGCATCGATAGCCGCGAGGTAATCCTCGACGGCGTCTTGCTGCGTCGCGCCGTGGCCAATCGGGTCACCGGGCTCGTAGTCCGGGCTGCAAGCCGCCCAGTCAAAACAACGCACCGGAATAGGAGCTAAGCGAAATGATACGTGGATTTTAATCACGGCGAAACCTCTCACTCAACAGATGCTGAACCTCGGTTCGGATCTCTTCGTCTTCGGCCCAGGTGGCTTTGGCGGCTAGCTCGGGGGACAACTGGCCGTCTTCATCAAGCACGTGCCACTCGCAGTCAAACCAGCCGTGGTAGTCAAGGTCGCTAGCAGCATCGCGGTTAAACGTGCCGCGTACGCTCTCGTAGGACAACACGCCAATGGTGCACGGAACACCGCCGATGCGGTGCTCGAACGTGAGGAGGTACTTGTTCGGGGTGGTCATTTGGGTTACTCCTCGACGGTGACTTTGAGCTGGGCTTCTTCGAGGGCGTGCTTCAGAGGCCACATAGCTAACCACGCTTCGGCCTGCAACGCGCCGACGTATTGTGGGTCTTGAAACGTCTTCATGCTTGCTCTTTCGATCTTGCTGAGCACTTCGATGACTTTAACAAGTTGGCTGACTGTGACTTTCATTTTGAGTTCCTTTGAGTTGTTGAGTTATGTGGGGCCGAAGCCCCATGGAATGAATTCTAACGTGAAGTTACTTTTACGGCAAATACGGCGGAAACCTTGGTGTTTTCGGCGACCATATTGCTGATTACGTTTTTGATGTCGACCTGAGGATTCTGCTGCAAGATGAGGTCGGCGAGCAACATCACGATAGCTTTGTAGTCAACGGTTGCGCGGTTGCTCTCGCTGTACGTTGCCTTGAACAACACACCTTCAATCACGCGAGGACCGCCGGCGCTAGCAGCGTCTTTGATTTGGTTCTTGATTTCCTCGGCACGAGCCTCGAGGGTTTTGATCTCAGCGAGCAACGCGCCGAGCTGATCAACACTGGTGAGTTTGAGATCGTTAAGCATTTGAAGTTCTCCGAGTTAGTAAGTTATCAAGGTACAACGGTTTGAATTAAAACTCATTTCAAACGTGGATTAAAAGTATAACCATTCAGTCTGGTTGGGTATTGACACGCTCCCTCCCGCGTCCTAGGTTGAACGGGTCATTGAACATAGGTGGCGAGGTTTCGGGCCGTTTCTTTTTTGACGGAATGGGCTTGGTGGCTTTGTAGTAACCGAGCTTAACGACTTTGCTCGCTAGGGAGGTCTGCTCAAGTTTGAAAGTTCGCTCCACTTCTCCCGCCATTAGCAGGGGGCGCAGGTTGCCCGTAATGCAAGCCGTGGTCACCTTGAACCGCTCGGCCAGCGCGGTCGTTGAGACCGGGGTAGTGCGGTTTTTTAGATAGTTCAGTATTTGCCGTTGCCGGTCATTAATCACCAGCGGAGGTAGTTCATGTTCGCTCATGACTGGGTCTCCCCGGCGAGCTGCCACCGACGATAGGTTTCATGTTTACGCATCGTCTCCGGGCACTCCCGTGAGGGTGGTACCCAACCGTGACGACGCCACACATCCTCAACGGGCAGGCACCAGTTGCCGGGTTTGATCTGCCTGTTGAACTCCGCAACCCAACTGGGCGGTTTCGGCTGATCGTCTTGAGTAGTGTTGATGATGTTATCCATTTTGCAGTTCTCCTTCTTCGGGGTTAAAAATACGTAATGAGCCGGGCTCGGTAGGGTAATGCTGCGCGATGAGCGCTTCGTTCAACCGCACGTAATGATTGGCGCGACCCTGCGGTTTCTCAAGCTCGACCCGCTCCACCAACCCGTCGGCTAGCAGGGAGTTCATCAACCGCTCGCGTCGTTCTTGAGAACACTTCAGGCCGCCTTCGGCCGTGGTCAACCGCTCAAAGTAGCTACGTGCTCGGTTGGGGTTGGCACGGATGAGCTGAATCATCTGCTGCGTCAGGGTGGCCCACTGCGTGCGCTCGCGCTCCTCCTTGACTTGATCCTTGAGGTCTAGGCGCTCGCCGGGCTTGAGCGGCCGGGCGACGGCATGCGCAAACCACACATCACGCATATGCCCCAACACGTCGGCGTGGCGCTCGCGATTGCTGACCAGTTCAAAAGCCAGCTCCGGGTAGGCGGCCGGGAACCTGACCTTGAGCGCTTTTAACACTCGCGGAGCATTGACGTCTTCGCCATCTTTGAACACAGCGTAAACCCCCTGCGCATCCCCGGTCCAGGCCGACGCCCCGCGTGGGCTGAGGTAGTCGGACTCCTGCGAGCCGAGAATCTTAGCCGTGTGGCTGACGATGAGTATGGGGAACGCCGCAAAGGCCTGCTTCACCTCGGCCATCGCCCGCCCCACCTCGGCGTTGTCGTTTTCATTCTCAAGGTCAAACACAGCATTGGCGGTGTCAAATACCACGAGCGGTAGCGCGGCATGTGCTGTGCCGTCAACACGGGCGTTGTTCACCGTCCAGGCTCGGTACTCGCTCGCAACCGCACCCACCACTTTGGGTTGCAGCCGGCGGGCGGGTATGACCCGCACCCGAGATTCAAACTCGGCGCTGCTCGCTCCGGTGCAACCCCACGAGTACAGCGAGTAGACGGTGCGTTGAACCTGCTCAACGGATTCGGTAATGATGATGACGTTACGCCGCACCGTGGGGCGGAGGGTGTAGTCCGCCGGGCACAAGTGCGCGGCCGCCAACGCCAACGGTATGACTAGGGTGGTCTTGCCGACGCCGGGGGCACCGGCCACCACGTTCACCCCCACGCTCATAAAGTCATCAAAGATGTACTCAAACATGGGCGGGCGCTCGGCCCCGGACTCTCGTGCCTCACTCAGGGCGAACGGGTGTTTACCCTCGGGGGTGGTGGGGCTGCCGGCGGGTGGGGTATTACCCGACCAACCGTTGTCGATGGCGAGGCGGAAAATGGATCGGTACGTAATGGAGTGCGGCTGCTCGATGTCGCGCTCCCACTTGCGGCGTTGCGCGGCGGCATTGAACTTGTCGCTCTGAGCCGCCCACTCGGTCCAGATCTTATAACCGTTCTCGCCATACGGACGCAGCGCCATTCCGACGTTGACCCACGTGGTGTAGTCATCAGCGTCGACGTGCTTGAGCGCGGAGCGCAGGTCATCAAAAGTCTGCGCCGTGGCTACGGGCACCCCACCCCGCTCCACCAGGCTGTAGTTCACCGGGGAGTGCGCCCGGTCAAGAATCAAGTTGGGCAGGGGCGAGGGCTGCGCCGGAGCCGACCGCGACAACGGCGAGCGACCCGCCGCCCAACGATACTCGCCGGAGGGTCCCAACGTGGGCGCGACGCAGATGTAACCGTGATGCTTCAGGTCAAGCCCACGACCCAACGAGCCGGGGTAGCTGAGTTCGGGCGATGCCTGAAAGATGCGATGCTCGCCGCCGCCCTGGGTGACCGCTGTAAGGTCGGAGTGCAGAACGCCGTGCTCGGCCTCGAGCGTCGCAAGGCTCTCCGCACCGCCGTTTTGCGGGTCAATGTCAAGGGCGAGCAACCCCGAGTCAGCTAGGCTAACCCCTATACCGGCCTCCGGGTCGGTTGACCACCATTGGCGAATGCGTTCCTCATCAGTCGTCGCGTCTTGATGCCCATGCGGCACCAGTTGAGACTGGGGATGCTTGCCGGCTTTGTGGCCCTGCTCGCTGTTGGCGCGGCCGCATCGGCACTGCCCGTGGGCGTCCACCGACCACACCGGCAACACCGCCCACCCGAGTCGAGCGTAAGCCAGTGCGTAGTCGAGCGTGGTGGGGGCGCGGTCCACGGCCCAGAGTTGTTTTTGTTTACTGACCACCGAACCTCTCCTCCAAAACATTCCAGTAGCGCCCCCGTTTGATTATACGCACCTCTTGTGGCTGGCGCGGCGCATTACGCAACTGCCACAACACCGACCGAGCCGGCGCGGGCAGCCTAACCGCCAACGCCCGCTGATTGAAGAACCTAACGGCACGTTGATCGGGTTGCGCCGAATTAATGAACTGCGACGCCTGAAGGCGTGCGCCTTCGGGGGTCATGCAGTTGTAGTTAACGAGCAGGATCGGCGTGGCGGGGTCGCGGCGGGTGGTGATGGCTACGCTGTTGACCGTGTGCACCTGCGCAGTCAGAACAGCGCCGTCTTGGGCCTCCTGGCCGGTCATGGGGTCGATGGGTGATAACTTGATGAGCCCAGGGCGCATCTCCCGCTCGCGGCGCTCGGTCGGGTCAGCGCGGACCTGCTCAAGTTGGCCAGCGTCATTCTTCTCCCGGTAATACGTCTCCATCATATCAACCCCGCCCAGCCGGATGAGGTTGCCGACGTAGTCCAAGATGAGGCAGTTGCGTTTGCTTTCATGCAGCCGGGTGCCTCGCCCTTGCATCTGCACCCACAACGATGAGGACAGCGTAGGTCGTAGGCACACAATGCAGTCCAGCGCCGGGTGATCGAACCCCGTGGTGAGCATATCCACCGAGCACAACACCCGAGTCTGCCCGCTCGTGAACCGCCCCAACACCGCCTGACGTTGCTCCTCATCAAGAGCGCTGGTGAGCACCTCGGTCGTCCAGCCGGTCATGGCCTGAATGACGAGCGCAGCTCGCTTGGCGGCCGCCACCGTCGGGCAGTACACCGCGACGTGCCGACGGCGCGCAGCCAACTCACCCAGCGACCGGGCTACGCTGATGAGCCACTCCTCGGTCTCAAGGTTGGCCACTTCGGATTGCACGTAGTCGCTGTCGATCTTTACGCCACCTACGTCAAGCTGAACGGCGGTCTCAACCCCAACGAGGGGGCAGAGGTAGCCCTCCTGCACTGCGCGAGGCACATTATAGGCGTACGCCAGCCGATCAAACCAGAACTGCTCTCCCTCGCCGTAGATTACGCCGTTGTCCATACGCCACGGGGTGGCGGTCATGGCGATGCGTTGGGCGTGGGGTTGCCCGCTGAGCAGCCGCTCATACTGAGTCGGCTCCCCGTGGTTATGCGGCACGCGGTGGGCTTCGTCAATGATGATGAGCGCCGGCGGGGGCATACGCCCCGTGGCACTGATGACGGTTTGAATGGTGCCGTAGACTACGGGCGCGTCATAGTCGCGGCGCTTCAGCCCGGTGCAGACCACGCCCGGCTCCGCGCCGGTATGCCGAGCGTAGGTGGCGGCATTCTGCCTCACCAGCTGTTGAACGTGAGTGAGTACCCACGTTCGGCCGGGTAGCCGCCGACGAGCCAACTCAGCTATGATGAGGGACTTTCCCGTCCCGGTGGCGAGCTGCAACGCCGGGTTGCCACCCGCGTCGAGCGCATTGAGTGCGGAGTCGACCGCCTCAATTTGATAGGGTCTCAGATCCATCGCAGTTATCGGTTATGGGGTTGAACAAAAGGGTTTTTCATTATGCGCACTCCCGGCGGGAAAGGCAAATTATAACCAACCAAAGCGAGTGGTTATACGTTCAATCCACGCGCCAAATAAGTTTTAATTCACTTCAGCAACAACTTAATAACTTTTAACTCTGGAGAACTCAGCATGAAACTAGGCACACAAACCGGAAGCCTCATCAATCACGTCCTATCGGGCAGCGCCACGGGCGAGCCCCCTCACGTGGGGATGCCCGCGACCCTGCTCGCGTGGTCGGACCGTTACCCCGCCACGGTGGTTGAGGTTAACAACCTGAAGCGGTACATCGTCGTGCAAGAAGACGACGCCCGACGCATTGACCGCAACGGCCTCAGCGAGCAGCAGGTCTACGAGTACACGCCCAACCCGAACGGTCATCGGCGCATTTTCCGTAAAATGAAGAACGGTCAATGGGCCGAGCACTTCATCAACCCCGAGACTAAGCGCCTCGTAAAAGCTAGCAGCTGCGGCTTGCGGCTCGGGCACCGCGAGAAGTATGAAGACCCCTCATTTTGATAACTGGAGCAACCGTATGCAAAAGAAACGCAACATGCGCGGCGACCCTGGCGGCCTTGATGACGAGCCGAGCTGCTCACAGGACCCCGCGCACCCCCACGGTTTCGACCGCAACGCCAGCCACAGTGCCGGACGCTACGTGTGCCTTTGCGAAGGGTTCCTGGACGCCTCTGTAGACGACGGCTCGTTGGCGGTGGTGCGCGAACTGGCGCAACGCGACGACTACGTCATGGTGCACGCCACGGAGCTACAAGAGCTGCTCGCTCAGCTGGACGAGATGCGCGATCGAGTGGTCGCACTCACGCACAAAGAGGAGAAACAAAGATGGTGAAGAACTACGTCGCGGGTCAGACCACGTGGCGACTGCCCGCCGAGGAGCCCCCGCCGTTAGGGGTGAAGATGCTCCTCCTGAACCGAGGGGGCGTATGCGTGATTGGGACCTGGGGTGCGTGGGCGTTGGCCTGGGCACCGTTGCCGCTCATCCCCGAGCACATAAAAGCGGAGATGCTCCCGGCGGGTTACGCCCCGCAACCCGAACTCGTTGAGCAGTGGAAACTACACGCAGGAGACGCAGCATGAACGCTCTACCAGAACCCGCTCGGCAGCTCGCTTTGAAGTTTCAAAACAAACTTCAACTTGAGATTTTTGAAACCCTACTCAGTATCATGCGTGATGAGAACACCCCCGCACGCGACCGCTTAAAAGCCGCCGAGCTTTTAACGCGCCATGGTGCTGAAATGCTCAAAACCGCAGGAGGTAAAGCATGAGCCGAGAGCTAATGAAGCTGGCGCTAGAAGAATTGCAAAACGCCCGCGATCATATTTACCTACTGCCCGAGAACGAGCAGCCTCTCACCGAAGAGCAGATTCTCAACCGCATCAACGCGGCTATCACCGTTCTGCATCAAGAGGTGTACGGCGACGCTAATGACAAATCCCAAAAATGCGCAGGGAAGCAAGAACCCGTAGCGTGGATGCACACAACAGGCACTGGGCACGTATATTTCCGCAAGAAGCCGCAAGACAAAGTGTTCAACCCTCAGCCTGTGTTCACATCCCCGCAGCCAAGCAAGCCGTGGGTTGGGCTGACCGCAGATGAAATCTGGAAATGCAACAAAGCAAAGAGTGGCAGTGCTGTGGAGTTTCATATTTGTTACGAACATCAGAACCTGGAGGATTTTGCGGAATCTATCGAAGCCAAGCTAAAGGAGAAGAACGCATGAGCGATTCATACGATGATTACGAATCAAAAATGCAACTTGCAGAACACGCATGGGAACAAGCACTAGAGGAAAAGCAAGAGCCGGTGGCGTGGAGATACAAAATTTCACCTCCGTTTTGGACATATTCAGAAAAATACCCGAATAAAGAATTCGCCGGTGACGCTTGGGATAAATGGCAAGTTACGCCCCTCTACGCCGCACCGCCAAAGAAACAATGGGTTGGGCTGACGGATGATGAGATTGAACACATTGCTGATAGTGAATGGGAAGAAGCATTTGTGCGAATGATTGAAGCCAAGCTGCGGGAGAAGAATCATGGATAGAGAACAAATAATCCGCATGGCGCGGGAGGCCTGTGACCAAGCACCGCGTGAGGATTGGAACTCTACTGCTTGGGTGTTTGGTGACGAAACTCTTGAACGCTTCGCTGCCCTTGTTGCCGCTGCCGAGCGAAACAAGCTGGCCGCTTGGATGATGAGCCAAGGTTACGCAACAGGGCACGGCGACAGCATAGAAAAATTGTTGGAAGAACTTGAGTGGCAAATTGAAGAGCGCATAAGAAACGAGCGTGAGGCGTGTGCAGCAGTGTGCGATGAAAAGGAAGAAGCCTTTAGGAAGTATTACACCAAGGGTCTTCCGATGTTATGCGCCGAAGCCATACGAGCAAGGGGTAACACATGAACATATATCCATTCGCAGGGGAAATCAAAATGACTAAGGTAATCAAAGACGGCAAGGAAGTGGTTGAGTGGGAACCGGTCAGCATAACTTATCATGCAGACGGAAACGTTGGTATTGGAACTCCACCAAATGCGTCTGCGCCGGTCATGGGTGAGCCTGTTGAGCACCTGCGCGTCATGATGAGCAATCAAGAACCAGAAGCGCATGTGTTCGCTCACTCAACAATCGAATGGGCAAGAGTTGACAAAGACTTAAACGTCACGCATCTCGATATGGAGTTATGCGCTAAAGGCCCGCAGAATGTTTATACAGCCCTAGCACTTGCTATATGGAACAAGGCGATTGCCCATGAGCGTTCTGCGTGTGCGAAGGTTCTGTTTGATTATGCTGAGCGCGACGATCTGTCCGACTCTGATGAATCTTTGTTGAAGCATTTGTTTGAGTTGATTCGAGCAAGGAGGAAGTAGTGAACACCGCCGACTACGAACGCGCCTTGCAGGACCTTGAGGACATCAAACGCACCCTAGCAGCACTCCGCGCCAACGTGAACATGTTGATGTTTGCCGCTGCGGCGGCCGAGAACGAGCAGTGCGCCCGGCTGATTGAACGTATGGGCACTGATGGCTACGGCACGTTGGCGATAGCCGCTGCGGTGCGGCAGCGTATGTTCGACGGCCCCGGTGCGGTACATTGAAAAAGACCCCGCACGCTGGTTGGGTATAATTTGCCTTCTTTCCGAGGCTTGCGCATAATTAAAAACCGTTCAATCCCATAACAGATAACTACGATGGACTTAAGACCCTATCAGCTCGAGGCGGTCGAGGCCGCACTCAATGCGCTCAACGCGGGTGGCAACCCGGCGTTACAGCTCGCCACCGGCACGGGAAAATCCCTCATCATCGCCGAGCTGGCTCGCCGCCGGCTGCCCGGTCGGACGTGGGTACTTACTCACGTTCAGCAGCTCGTGCGGCAAAATGCCGCCACCTACGCTCGGCATACGGGCGCGGAGCCGGGCATCGTTTGCACCGGGCTAAAGCGCCGCGACTATGATGCGCCCGTAGTCTACGGCACGATTCAGACCGTTATCAGCGCCACAAAGCGTATGCCCTCGCCCGAGCTCATCATCATTGACGAAGCACACCGCGTTCCGCACAATCACGGCGAGCCCACGCAGTATGAGCGGCTGCTGAGCGGGCAACCCTATGCAAAACGTATCGCCATGACCGCCACCCCATGGCGCATGGACAACGGCGTGATTTACGGCGAGGGAGAAAAGTTCTGGTTCGATCGGCTGGCGTATTCTTATAACGTCCCACGCGCTGTGCAGGAGGGCTACCTCTGCCCGCTCGTGGGGGTTGAGACCGCCGTGCAGCTCGACGTGGCGGGAGTGCGTAAAGCCGAGGGCGACTACGTGCAGTCCGAAGTGGCGTCGCTTGAGACTCAAGAGTGGCTGATGAGCGTGGCTCGGTCGATTGCGGAACTCGCAGTGCGCCGGCGTTATGTGGCCGTTTACTGCCCGACGGTGGCCGCCGCAGACCGAGCCGCGCTCGTCATTGGGGCTATGACCGGCTGGACAACTGAGGTATTGACCAGCGCCCTGCCCGAAGAAGAGCGGCAAGCCGTGTTGGGCCGGTTCATGCGCGGTGAGACGCGAGTTCTGTGCTCAGTTGATATGCTCACCACCGGATTCGATCACCCGGCGCTGGACTGCATCGTGTGTCTGCGACCCACGTTGTCCTCATCGTTGTGGGTGCAGATGCAAGGTCGAGGCACCCGGCTGCACGACAGTAAGCGCAACTGCCTCATCTTGGACTACGTCGGCAACCTCATCCGGCTGGGCGGCGTTGATATGATGGAGACGTATTACCGCGAAAAAGGCGACGCCGATCAGCTTCAGCAGGTGCCCGCCGAGCCGCAAGAACGCCGCGAGAGGGAAATG